GTATTGAAGGTAAAACTGTTGATGAAGTAATGAATCTTACACCAGCAGAAAAGTCAGCTTTGACAGCAAAACAACCTGACATAGAAATGGATATAAATGAAAGTCTTTTACAGAATGAAAAACTTAGAACAGATTTAAAAGATGCTTTAAAACAAGCAACAGAAACAGATAATTATTCTGAATTAGTTAAATTGACAACTGATCTAAGTGAAGCAGCAGGTAGTGTAGAAAAAATGGTTGCTATAAAAAATACAGACGCAATACAGGTTGGTAAGTTTGCTGATAAAGTTGCCAGAACATACAATGAAATTGGTATAAACGCTTTACTTTCAAGTCCTACTACACAAAAAATTAATTTATATTCTGGTATCGCACAAACATTTTTAAAAGCTTTTAATAATTTTAGTGGTGCTTCAAATGATTTAGAACTTACAGCAGCTAAAAAACATCTATTTGCACTATTCCAAAACTTTGATTTTGCTTTGCAATCATGGAAAAGATCTTGGGATATGGAAGATAATTTTATTAATTTAGGAAATATTAAAGGAGAAACAAGTCAAAGATATATGATTTCTTCTGACAGTAATTTCTTTCCTTTAAAGGCTTATGACAGGTTTGGAAAGTTTATAAGATTACCTAGTCGTTTAATGACAGCTACAGATGCTTTAGTACAAGCACCAAACATCATAGCAGCAGCAACGTATGAAGCCACTATGGAAGGTGCTAAATTAGGTAAATCAGGAGATGAACTAAACAAATATATTAAAGGTCATGTTGATGGTATTATTAGTTATTTTTTGAAAAATTCAAAAGGTGATGTAGGCAGAATAGAAACAGTAGATGGTCAACAAGTTTTTACTCCTGATCCAGTAACACAAAGAATATTAATGCAATCAAAAGAATTTGGTAAACAAATTACTTTTACTCAAGATATAAGAACAGAAGATTTTTTTGGTAGAGGTGCTTCTTGGGTTAATAATTTAGCAGTACAAAATCCTTTAGCTAGGTTTTTCTTTACATTTACAAGAACTCCTACAAATATTATTAAAGAAGTTATGAGATATACTCCTGTTATAAATACTCCTGTAGTTCGTAGATTACCAAATCAAGTTCCTTTCTTTGGTGGTAAATATCAGAATATAAATCCTTTAAATGCTTTTTTCTTACCAGAAATAAAAGCAGACTTAATAAGTCCTGATCCTTTAGTGAGAGCAAATGCAATAGGTCAAATAAGAATGGGATATGCTTTTGGCATGATTCTTGCAGGTGCTACATTTAAAGATCATTTATTTCCTGATTATGACTTAGATAGCGAACCAAAGAAGTTTGGTATAACAGGTGGTGGTCCTAATTTTATGACCAAAGAAGGTGCTGCTATGTGGATTTCTATGTATAAAGATGGTTGGAGGCCATACAGCAGATATTTTTTACAATATGACGAGGATGGTGAACCAATCTATAAAAATGGTCGACCAGTTTATACATATAAAACTTATGAAAATTTACCTGATCCATTAGTTTCTTTTGTGCGAATTTTTGCTGATTTTGCTGAATGTGGTCCTTTCGTTAAAGATAAAGAATTTGGAGATTTTTGTACTGGTTTTGCTGCAACTATTGGTAGAAACGTATTTAACAGAAGTTACACTCAACAAATTAATGAAACAATTAATTTATTTTCAGCAATACCTACCATTGGAAGAAATGAAGATCCCGAAGATGGTGTGGATTATAGAAAGAAAAAAATCTTAGATTATATTGGAAGACAAGGTGCAGGTAGATCAATACCATATTCAAGTTTCTTAAGTAGGTTACACCGCATGCCAGCAGACATATTAACAGAGCTAGGATTTACTGAAGAAGAAGCAAGGCAATTAGCAGAATCAAAAGGTGACTATAGCCAACTTAAATGGTTTATGAAACCTGATACAAAAACAAGAGCAGGTGATACAGCTTACGAACCAACTCTTGAAGATGGTAGTTTTGATTTTAGTGATGAAGACTTCAACAAGGCTGAAACTGCATACCAAGCATTAGATAATATTTTAAACAAAGCAAAAGAATATGTACCTAATAATGTTGGTGGATTATTACCAGCACAAGTTGAACACGTTACAGGAGAAGTTATAACCT